CTCCGGTTGCTCGAGAAGCTCGGGTTCCTGCTCCAGCGGCTGGCCCAGCCCGGCGCCGGCGGCGCGGTAGTTCTCCCGGCCGGTGATCTGCAGCAGCCCGCGCCCGCGGTAGCACCAGCCATCGCCGGACGCCTCGTCGCCATTGCCGTTGCGCGAGGCGTAGGCGTTGTTGGCGATGGCTCGGGGGTTGCGCGCCAGGCGCTGCGCCAGGGCGTTGGGCTGGCCGTCGGCGCCGAGGTACCGGCTCGGCCAGGTCGCAGCCAGGCCGCGGGCGCTGTAGTTGAGGTTCTCCACCAGGTGGGTCAGTTGGCTGCTTTCGTGGCCAACTTGGGCGAGGAACGCGGCGACTCGCACAGGCGACGTGATACCGAAGCGCGCCATCCCGCGGTTCAGCGCACCAACAAAAACGCCGGCTCGAGGGCCGGCGTTCGGGAGGACATGCAGCAACTGCTGCTCAGTGATGGGCATGTGAGCTCCAGAAACGACGAAGCCCGCGCAGGGCGGGCTTTCGTTCGTCGATAGGTGTTGTCAGGCTGGTAGCTGATCCGGCAGAGGATACCTGGCCTTGATCTCCTCGACCTTCGCGACCCAGGCGCGGTAGTCCGGCTCGGTGCCTGCCTTGATCGCATCGAATTCAGCCTCGGTCTTGAGCGGGTCACTTTCCAGGCGGTAGGCATTTGCCCGCGCCGCGGCTGCGGCATCGTACTCAGCCTGCCTGCGCTCTTGCGCCTGCTGTTCGGCGGTCTTGACCTTGCTCCAATCGATCATCGCGGTAACTCCACATCTCCTTCGAGAACCTCGATGGGAGCCGGGAAGCGAGCGGCATCGCTTGCGTCAGGCGCCAGCGGTAGACGCAGCGTCAGCTCGATTCGGCCAGCCTGGCGGGTAATCACTCCCTCAAACCAGGACGAACCGGTCGCCTCGCCAGGTAGCTGACCTCCCTCCGTTAATGGCGAAAAATCGAACTCGACACCGTTCACAGTGAGGGCATCCCCTCGAACGGACACGCGCATCTCGACGCCGTCGCCGGGCAGCGGTACAAACGGCGAAAGCTTGATCAACATCAGAACCACCTCCCTACCAAAGTGAAAATCAAACGATTGGTGGCCAGTGCGTCCTGAAGGATGAAGAACAATGTCGAGCCGTTTGCATAGGCAACTTTCAGCCCGTTTGCCACAGAAGGGTTGCTCACATGCGACGCCCAACTCACGCTGACACCGGTGCTCCAATTACCCAGAAATGCAGCCGGCAGGGGCAGTGATATAGACGTATTTGGCTGCTGACTACCATCACCCAACAACGTGACTATGCATATTTGCGTTCCATCAGCGAACCTCACGAACTCACCATTCGCGTTGCTGCCACGTTGGATTACTGCCCCGGTAGGCGCTCCGCTCGACTGCGAAACAGCGCCGAGAATACTGTCTCGCGAATACAGCGCGCCCGAACTACCAAGCGCTTCGCGGACAGCCGCACTGCCGAGGCCGAGATCCCCCCGCGCTGCCGCCGCATTTGCAGAGAGCGCCCAGGGCTTGATCCCCGCCAGGGTTGCCCCCCACTGGTTGGCGATCAAGTTGAATCGATCCGACAGGTCCTTGTCGTAGCCCAGGATCGGCGCCACTGCATAGGACTGGCCGCTGGCCGTGCTGCCCTGGTAGTTGGGCTTGATCGAGATGACCGTCGAACTGGCCACGTTTGTGACCTCGTACCAACGTCCATCGGGTCCGCGAAATGCATCGCCGACTCGGGCATTGGACGAGAACTGTGTGCCGGCACCGGTAACGGTCGGGCTATTTGCGGTCACCGCTACTGTGCCACTGGAATACCAAGCCATACGGCCTCCTAGTAATCACGCCATAACTAAAAGCGGAGTGTTAAACGGAACCTGGAAAGCAGGTTGACTACCACCCGGCATGTAGGCTGTCACGTATATGTGTGAATTCCCTGAGAATACAAACCCTATGCCCACGTCAGAAGGATCAGGCGTATGGCCTGTTTGCGCATTGAAATGACTCACTAAAAAATATGCCCCACCCCACGTCCACGGAGTAGCCCAAGTGTTCAACGTATAACCAGGCAGCGCGCCTGTATCCCTGCCAGCGTAGTTCCAATTCTGGCTTCCACCTAAATATCGAGCAATTTGACGATTGCTATCAAATACAACTCGTGACTCATTATCGAATACCTGCATTCCCCATCCAGAGGTTCTAGGCAAATACACGGCACAGGCTTTCCACTTACCGCCATACGCAACTCCAGTCATTGCCGAGAACACAAGTTGAGAGAACGTGAACCCGGTCCAGCTACCGGGAATTCCCACATGCTTAAAAAAAGATATTAGATGGGAACCGTTTGGCGAGAAGAATACAAACGGAGGAACTACGCTAGCTATAGGTGCGGGATACGTGACACTCCCTCCGCTGTATGTTCCTTCTGCAACGACATGCATGCATGGGTGATCTTGATCGATTATTACCTGACCGTAATCACCTACAAACTTCACACCGTAACTCATGAGAACATCACCGCATATAATGTATATATAGAGTTAGACGAACCATTTCGCATAAATGTTATAGTGGATCCAGATATTGTGTATGACGGTATATATGCATAGGGATTCCCCTCGACCGTTAAGAACAGCACTCCCCTTGATGAATCGAACCCCGGCACAGCAACCGACATACCTTGCGAAATACTTCCTATAACCAGTCGATACACCATGCGCATGGCGTACGAGGAACTATCGAACACAATGCTACCGCTAGCGTTGCGCTGCCGAATCCCGAAACTCATACATCCAGATTCCCAATCTGGACGCGTAGAACTAAGTTTCCGTCATACACTTTGATCGCCTCTGCCGTTTGCCGCATAAAACCTCCGCTAGTGGAACTGTTCATCGTCAAGCTCCCCGCTTTATCCAGCTTCCACAGCGGCTCGCCGTTGGCACCGAGGGCGGTCGACTGGATCACGTTGCCGATCTTCGCGTTTGTGATCGAGCCATCCTGGATCATCGCGTTGTTGATGAACATCTGGCCGCCGACGATCGAGACCGGCGCCACGGTCTGCCCGCTGGAACTGTTGAACCAGAGGAACCGATCAGCCTGGAACGCCATGGTCGTCACGCTCGTACCGCTGTCGAAGCCCAGTTGCCAGCCAGCGGCGTACTTCTGGCCATTGGCATGCGCCTGGAGCTTCACGCTGTAGAGCGCCTTGACGTTTCCATCCAGCGAGGTAACCGCTTGAGATGTGGTCTGGATGTTCGCCTCGTTGGTATCGGTGCGCGCACTGACGGTATCCACCCGCTGCCCCAGGGCGCTGTCCGCGTTGGCACGGACGGTCTGTTCGGTGCTGATCGCCGAGGCGTTGCTCGCGACCTGGCCGGATAGCTGATCCAGGCGTTGGACGGTTACGGCATTGTTCGATGCAACGACCGACTCGACGGTGGCGATCCTGCCCTCCGCCGTCACAGTCCGCGCTTCAAGCAAGCTCGTCCGCTTCGCCTGCGCTTCGTCCTCGTTCGCCCGCACGGTGACTTCGGTGGCGGCTCGAGCAATGGTGTCCCAGCCCTTCAGCGCATCGGCCTTCTCTCCGGTCGCCGGCTCCCGGCGGGCGGCAGCCTGCAGAACATCCAGGCTCGAAGCCGCCGCTTCGACCTTACCGTCGAGCTCGGTGATATCCGCGGTGTTGGTGGCCACCTGCTGGGCCAGGCCGTTGGCCGTCTCGATCGACTGTCCGATGTCGGCCCAGTAGGTCGCGTTCGGCGGCGAGGCGTTGAGCGGCACCGCCTGCTTCGCTTGATACAGCCGGTTGCCGACCCGCACGATATCGTTCTTCGCGTAGGTCTTCGTCGGGTCGTAGGCCAGCACATCGGTCAGATTGTCGATCTGGTCCTGCAGTCCAGTGATATCGACCTGCATCTGATCGATGTCGGCGAAGAACTGCTCGCCCAGTGCGGACTCGACGTACTCCTTGGTGATCAGCTCGTTGTACTCGCTCGCATCCGTCGAGCTTATACCGTCGACCCAGGCCGACCAGGGGCCGACGTTGCCGGTCCGGTCGATCAGCCGCCCGCGGAAGGCCAGGCGAGCGCCGGCCGCCAGTGAGGTCAGCGTATGGGTGTCGGTCGGGTACGCGAACAAGCCCAGGGCAGTTGCGTTCTGCTCGCTGCCGCCTGGGGTGACCGACTGCTGAATCTCGGTGTAGGCGGTGTCCGCCGCGCCACTGACCGGGAATCCCCACTCCAGACCGATCTTCCACGGTCCGCTGGTGGTACGCAGGAACGCCAGCGCCGGCGGCGCGCCGGTCTTACCGCTGAGTTGGGTCAGGATCGAACTCTTCCAGACCGACGTGATGTCGAAGGCCGACACCGCGCGCACTCGCGCCAGATATCCACCTGCGTATATGCCGGTCACATCGACGCTGGTGGTGCCGGCACGCGGCAGGCGGATCCAGTTGCCGCTGTCCTTCTTCCACTCGACGTCGTATGCCACCGCCCCTTCTACAGCAGGCCAGGCGATGGTCATCGTGCTAACCGCCAACCCCTGATCGAACTGGTAGTGCGAGGTCAGCGTGACGCTCGCCGGCGGCGCCACGGTGGTGATCGGGATAACGCTGATCGGCCGGTTCTCCAACTTGGCACCAGTGTCGATCGCTGAGAACTTCCCGGGCTCGTACTGCAGCGCAGTGATCTCGAAGACACCCCGCTCCGGCTGGCTGACTTTCATCACACGGTAGAGCGGCACCGCCAGGTCGTCGGCATCGAGGGTCCAGACCAATTCCGGTAGCGGGGTCTCGCTGTAGGCTGTCGTCACGGTCACCGCGCGCCCGGCGACCGACTGCACGGTTCGCGCCTCAGCCTTACCGCTGGGCAGGTTCAGGAGCAGCCGGTCGCCAGCCTTTGCCTGGGTATCGCGATCCAAGGTGATCACTCGGCCAGCAACCGCAGAAACCCGCCCCCCAATCTCCCGTCCAGCCAGCAGCGCGTCAGCCACCGGAATCACCCATCCCGGCAGCGGAATTGCTCCGTCCATCCCGGTACGGAACGTTATCGTGCGATCCTGGCTGTTGGTCAGGATCGCCCATTTTCCGCGCCGCTGGGCCTCACTCTCGCGGGTGCAGCCGATGGCTGCCACCTCGACCGGGTTGTCGCCGTAACGCCGCTGCAGGCGCTTATCGGTGGCCACAGCCACGTCGGTGTCGTAGTTGTTCGCCGGATTGTCGTAGCTGACCAAGGCACGGCTGTAGCGAGTGCGCTCACTGGCCGAGCCGTAGCTGAAGCGGCCGTCGATGACATTGGCCCGGGTGTAGGCGAAATCGACGTCGGTGGCGCGCGGGATATCCGCCTGGATCTTCAGTTGGCCCTGGGCCCAGTACGCCATACCACGGTAGATCGCGGTGAGGTCACGCAGCAGCTCCCAGGCCCCGGCGCGGCTTTGCAGGTTCAGGTTGCAGGTGTGTCGCGGCTCCTGGCCGCCCTTCCCGTCCGGCACCAACTGGTCGCAGTACTGGGAAATCCGGTACATCTCCCAACGGTCTACCATCCAGGCCTTGATGCGTTTACCCACACCGAAGCGATCGTTGGTCACGATGTCGTAGGTGTGCCAGACCGGGTTGTCGGTCCAGGCCTGTTTCATCGTGCCGTCCCAGATGCCGAGGTAGGCCCGGGTCTCCGGATCATAATTGCTCGGCACCTGGACCTTCCGCCCGCGGCAGTCGACTGTGACAGCCGGAATGTTGCTGAACTGCTCTGCGCTGAACTCGACGTACAGCAGCGCCGTGTTCGGGTAGCGCAGCTTCGCGTCGATCACCTCGGTGTAGCCGGCGACCAGCATGGTGTCGGCGATGCGGTTGTTGTTCTGGTTCGGCGTCAGGCGGCGGACGCGCACCTGCCAGCCATTGGTGGCCGCCGGCAGGTCGATCCGGCGGGAACGCTCGTAGCGGGTGGTGGTCTTGCCATCGACGGCCTCGCGCAGCACCTCCTGATAGGCGCCGCCGTCGGTTGCCAGATCTACGGTATATTCGATCCGGTACCCGCCGATGTTGCCGGTGGTGTCCTGCTGCTGGAGCGCTGGCCAGGCGAAGCGCAGGCGCACTGCGGAAAGCTGGGTATTGCTCAGCGAGCGCACCCAGGGCGTATCGCTGCGCAACTCGACGTTGACAGACGTCTCGTTCTCAACCGCAGGAATGCCAGGGATGTAGTCCTGGTCCACCGACCCCGCGCGCCACTCCCACTTAACGTTCGGGAAGTTCAGGTTACCGCTCGGGTCCATCAGCGGGGTGTTGTCGAGGTAGATATCGCGCTCGCTCGGAACGCCGGCGAACTCGCCTTCGCCCACGGCAAGCAGGATCTTGGCCATCGCGACCGAGCGCAGGCTGTCGGGTGCCTCGACCGGCTGTTTCGGCTTGCTACTGCCGCCCTTGCGGCCGGTCAGGTGCTGGTTTTCTGCGCCCATGCTTTCCTCCGGGCATGAAAAAGCCCGCCGAAGCGGGCATTGGTGGGCCAGGCAGAGCCTACGCGGCGCTATCCAAGCCGAGCGTCATCTGCAACTGGTCACGCCAATATTCGACTTGTTGAATCAGTCCCGACTTCTTCTGCTTCCACCGGGCTAACTCACGACCATTGAGGCTGGCCAGTTCCCGAGCATCACGCAACTCGCGGCACGCACGGTCGAACTGCCGCTTTTCGGTGAGTTCGCCCCGTAGGAGAGCATCGATGTGCAGGTCACACCAAACAGCAAAATCAACATCGAGCCAGCGAGCAAATGCCACAGCCAGCTTCGGATGCAGCCAGGTGCCACCGGCACGCCCCTTCGAAGTCTTAACTAAAAGGTGGGATTCCCCCACATTTAAATGGCGCGCCAGTGCGTCCGTGTATTTCACCGTATCCGGCAGGCGCAGCCATTCCACCGGTTTTTTGCCGAAACGCTTGGCCACATCCGTGGCATTGATCCAGCCATCGGAATTGAATCGAACAGCCTGGCCCTGGTAGTTGAAGGGAATAACGTTAGACATAGTGATGCTCCATCCGCCTGAAAAAGAGAAGTGCAGGCAGGGGCGTAGGCGGAGCTGGACCGACCCTTTTCGGTAGCGAGCCTAGCCTGCACGTGTGCCCCCAGTTGGGGGTTGCGGGCACAAAAAAGCCCCGGCACGCCGTGCGGCGTCCGAGGCTTTGGGTTTTCTGTGGGCACAAAAAAAGCGCCTTTAGGCGCCTTAGGGAAGTCAGTTACTTTTGTTCCAACAATGCCTGAACCATACAGTTTTTGATTATCAAACGCAACTCATGCGGCTGTAAGAATCGGCAACGTATATGTATCTTGCCCCCTTTCCACGCGGATGGCTACACCTTGTCCTCGGCGTAGATCGAAGCCGAGATAATCGCCCCGCCCCAACGGCGCTTCCCGTAGCAGATCGGCACCGGGTTCCCGCTGGCGGTGGTATTTCTGGCGCTGCCGAAGGCGTAGCTGGGCAGGTTCTCCGGCGCCGCGCTCTGCTTCAGGCCCTGGGCTTGGGGGCTGAGCATTTGGATGACGCCGCCGATCGCCATCGCCACACCTGCTGTCCCCATAGCCCCAGTCAGACCACCAGCAGCGGCGAAACCACCAGGGCCGGCCATGATGGTCGCCGCCAGGATAAGGGCAACACCCACAATCGTCTGCACCAACCCGCCACGCTTCCGGCCACGTATGACCGGAGCAATGCGAATCTCCTCGGCGCCCCCGAACTGCAGCTCATCCTGGGAAATGTTCCGTTTCCCACGGAATACAGCGAACTCAATACCTCGCAGGTGGGCATTGGCGAGGAAGCGCTCGAGACCTGGAATCTGCACGCACAGGGCCTTGATCGCTTCAGCAGTCGACCCGACGAGCATACGGTACTCCCGGCCGAACTGCCGGAGCGCGCCGTAGAGCTTGATGGTTGTCATCGGAGTGTGGTGCGCTGCGATGGTCATGTGTTTCTCCAGGTAATAAAAAACCGCCCGGAGGCGGTTCTGCACTGAAATCGATAAACAGTGGGGGTATCTACTTCTTCTCTATCCAGTCCAGTTTTCCATGCATATAGTGGACTGCACTAAGCCTTCTTTTCACCGAGTCTGCCTTTTTCTTCTCCGCGTATGGTCCGACCACAATTGTCGATTCAGCACTGGAGAATATTGGCAACTGAAGTTCTTCGAGCTTCGCAAGATGCCCATCAAACTCCTCTCCGGGCTTACATGCGATATTCACTGTCCACCCATGAGTTAGAGGAGGCGGCCCCTCGGGAGCCGGGGTTGCTTCCACGTCCGCGCCGCAGAATCGACACTTGACGGCGGCACACTTAATAGTTTCTGCGCAATACGGACATGGCCGAGAGTCAAAGGCAACTGCAGGCGTCGGCGTAAGCACCTTCCTTTTTCCAAGCACTACAAGCAGTACGCCAATAATGAGTGCAATGCCAGCAATGATTGTTCTCTGTTCTCTGGCAGCAATGAGGCCTATGTTGTTCACTCGATCGCCAGACATGGTGCCGACAGTAGTGTCCATGGCGAGCGCGCTGATGAGCAGCACGGCTCCAACCACCAGCGCAAGAATTCCCAGGATGCGCATCCATTGCTCTCCGCAGAAACTATGGAAAGGCCTGGACTCTACCATCACCACGCCAGCACGAGAACCCGGCACACAGCTGGACTCAAGCGGACAAGGAGCGTTCTCGATAACGCAGCACCAGTCGCATCCGGTCGAGCCACGGCCCGCCGAACACGATGATTTCTGAGGGTTTCCCATACAGGTGGTGCAACAGGAACGGCCCGGCGCCGAAGTGCTGCGCATCCTCGCCAGGTAGTGATGGGTCGTCCGCCAGGTAGATCCCAGCGTGGTTCGGGTGCGCGGTGCGCCCCACCGCCATCACGATCATGTCGCCGCGCTGCGGCCGGTCCACCCGGATGAAGCCAGCAGCCTCGAACCGCTGTTCGTAGAGGCTTGGACCGTCTGCCCGCTCCCACCAGCCATCGGCACGCTCGAAGTGCGGGAACTCGATGCCCCACTCCCTCTGGTACCAGTCGGCGCAGACCTGCCAGCAGTCCTGCACCCCATGCACGAACGCGCGCCCGAGCAGCGGCACCTGATCGACGGGCTCGATGGTACGCAGGTCGCCCTCCGGCCAGCTCAGGATGTGCCAAGTCAGGCCCGAGGCATTGCACATCGCGACATCTGCGGCACTCGGTCGGCTGGTGGCATCGGGGTGGCTATGCACCACGGCGACGATCTCTCCCTGATCCTCTGCCTCTGCATACGCCTCCGGCGCGATGCGGAACTCCTCGCCGGCGTCGGCAGCGGTGTTTTCGCAGGGAACGTATCGCTGGCTCCGGCCAGAACGGATGATCAGTCCGCAGCACTCGCGCGGATACTCTGCCGCAGCGTGCTTCTGCACGGCAAACAGGATGTGCTTGAGCATGGTCAGCTCCTGGCGATGATCGAGACGGCAGGGAAGCCGCCGAAGGGCAGTTGGTTGCCTTCACCGAAGCGCGGGATGCAACCGGTGCCCAGGCAGCCATCACACTCGTCCCGGGCTGGGTCATCGGTGGGGTTGCCGTCGATGTCGAAGTACGGGCCGGTGTAGCCGCAGTCGGGCCCGCGGTACCCGCCCGTCATCGCCCAATGGCACAAGGTGGTCATCTGCCGGCCGACCTGCTCGCCGCCAACGTCGCCTGGCGAGGCCAGTTCCCAAGCCACGTACTGGCCGTCCTCGTTGGTTTTCTGGTCCAAGTACCAGATTTCGACGATCTCCTGGGAGGGATCAGCGTCGGGATTGCCGCCAGGGAAGTTCGCCGCGTCCAGATACTTCGCCAGCGTCGTCCGGATGGTGAGGCGGAACTGGAGCAGGTCCTCGAACGCCAGGCAGAGCGCCGTAATCCGGCCATTGACGTTGCCGGCGGTGAAGCTCGGCCGCGCCGCAGTACCATCGCTGTTCGCCTCGATGCCCTCGATCTGCACCGGCCAGGCCGCGTATTCGTGGCCCTGCCACCAGATCGGTTTCGCCGGTAACTGGTCGGCGTTGGCACCGGCGGCGGCCAGTTCCTGCGGGCTGTGCGGGATAGCGTGTCCGTGGAACCGGACCACGTCGGCGCCGAAGTCGCTGCCGTCGAGTTCGAACAGCACGACCTCGCCGCCGGGCTCCAGCTTCTGGATATCGGTGATCAGCGTCATGGATGGAATGCCTGTTCAAAGGTCGCGGTCAGTCGGTAGACCCGGCCGCCGAGGTTGACGGGGCGGTAGCCCGCACAGGTGTAGAAGCCCAGGCCGCCCAGGGGCGGCGTCCAGAGGAACGCCCGCGCTCCAGCGTGGCGGTCCAGGAAGTCCATCGCGGCCTTGATGGTCGCCGCCGGCCCGGTGATGGAAACCGGCCAGCTCTGGGACTTGCTGTTCAGGCCTTCGCTCACCAACTGCTTGTAGCCGTCACCGAATTGCGCAGACCTGGTGGCGAAGGTGATGTCGCCCTCGCCACCGCTCTCGGTGGCCCAGGTGAAGGTTTCGATTGCCATGTGCTCTACCCGTTGATGGCGCGGCCGATCGCACCGTCACGCCGCAGATCACGCGCCAGGAGTTGTCGGTACCTCTGCTCGACGAACGTCCCGATGTCGCGACCGAACTGGTCCAGGCCAGGCTGGCTGCTGGAGACGTTGGCCGAACCATCCGAGGCAATGTTCACCTCGACGTTGATCTGCGAGCTACCGCCGCCCATAGCGCGCACACCGAGGGCCCCGGACGAGGTTCTGGTCAGCGGCATCACGGCCTCTGGCCCCGCTTCGCCCATCACACCCATGCCGCCGCCGCTCATGCCGAACGCGGTTGGCGTGCTGACCACGCTGTTGGTGAAGGCCCCGCCAGTGGCGAACATCTGCACCCCGCCGGCGAACGCACCACCGTTGGCGAACAGCCCGCTGTTGCTCACCAGATTGTCGACGCCCGACTGTGCGGCAGCGTTTCCACCGCCGAAGAAGCCGCCGAAGAGGGACGAAAGGGCCTGCGAGGCAGCGGCGCGCGTTGCAATCCGCGCCATATCGGCCAGGATGCTCTTGGCGAAGTCGGAGAACGACAACTTGCCGGTCGTGGCGAAGGTAGCGACTGCATCCTCCATGGCGCGGAACGCGTTGGTGAACAGATCATGCGTCTGCCCAGCGACATTCCTGGCGCTTTCGAGATAGTCGTTCCAGGCTCCGCTCGCTCCGTTGCTCCAGTCTGACTGGGCAGCGGTCATCTGGTCGTAGTTGCTGACCACGGTGTCTCGCAGGTCCTGATGCGCCTTTCTGAGCGCAGCCAGACGTTTCTCGTACTCCTCGTCCGACATTTGCCGACTGGGATCGGAGCGCTGGTTCTCCAGGTCCATCAGTTGCTGGTTGTAGCGGTCGTCGAGACTGTTCAACTGCTCGAAGCGGGACCGCTCTCGTCCGCCCATGCTGACACCGGCCGCAGCGCGCTCGCCCTCCAGGCGCAACGCATCGACCTGCGCCTGCAGCGCCTGCGTATAGCGCTGCACCGACTGCTCCTGTCGCCGTATCCGCCCCTGCTCGCTGAGTTCGATCTGGTTGAGCTGTGAATCGGCGTCCTGCTGCGCCTTGACCAGCGCCGTCCTGGCGTCGGCGATCTTCTGGTCGAGTTGGATTCGCTGAGCAGCCGAGGTTCCTTGCTTCGCCTTGGCAGCCTCCAGCGCTGCGATCTCACGCTCGTAGGCATGGGTTACCTCATCCCGCTCCTGCTGGATGATCGAGATCCGCTGCTGCGCGTAGCTTTCCGCGCTGATCACGCCTGCGCGTTGGGACGCCTCCAGTTCCTTTTGCGCGTTACGGTAGGTCGCGGTGATTTCGGCCAAGCTGTTCTTCGCGGCGTTGGCCGCGCGTAGATCCACCGAACCGGCGGATCCCTTCTGGTCCTTGTACTTGGCGTTGATGTTGGCGATCTCGCGATCGATGACCGCCTGCTGCAGGCGGTCATCGTTCGGGCTCACCTCGCGGATCGCCTGTAGATCCTTCTTGTACTGCTCCAACTCCTTGGCGCGCTTCTGCTGGTTGGTCAGCGCCGCCCTGGAACGAGCGTCGATCCGGTCAATAGCATTCTGGGCGGCCTGTTCAGCCCGAGCGCGCTCGCCGGCGGTTCTGGCATCGTCCTCCATCGCCTTCTTCCGCTCGCGGAGCATGTCGAGCTCTTCGCGCAGGCGGTTCCGGCTCTCGTCGCGGTTGCCGACCAGGCCGAAACCACCTTGATCGAGCTGGGCAAGGCGCCGCTCCACATCGGCGATCTGGGAGTCGATGTCCTGGCGGCCAATGCTCTTGGCATCATCCCACGCGCGCTTGGCAGCACGTGCCACTCCATTCCAGGCACGCTCAATCCAACCCAGGTTCTCCAGAATCTTCGGGGTCCTCTGGTTGATTGCGTCAGCGTAGGCCTCAGTCGCCAGCTTCACCGCGCCGGCGTGATCCCCCTGCTCCTCCAGCGCCTTGATCTGCGAATAGACGGATGCGGTGAGGTAGTTGTACTGCTCGTTCAGGGCCTTCGAGGCCTTCACAGGGCCCTCTCCCAGCCTCACGAACTCGGAGACGGTATCCCCCACCGCACGGCCAGTTGCCTCTTCCATCGATAGCGCGGCCTGGGCGATGGCGACGAAGCTTTCGCTGGCCAAGTCTCCCTTGCCCGCCAGAGTGGCCAGCACTTCGGCAGCAGCTCCGGTCGTGCCAACCGTATTGCTGACTTGGCGCGCCATTTCGCCCAGTCCAGAGGCGCTGGTACCGGCGTAGTTGCCGGTCATGATCAGCGCCTTGTTGTATTCGCCCTGTTCCTTGCTGCCCAAGTACGCCGCCGCAGTCACACCACCGATCGCCGCTGCCAGCAGCCCAATCGGGGCCAGGACGCCGATAACACCGCGAGCGGCGCCGCCGGCGTTCACACCGATCTCGGCGATGTTGTGGGCGGCGACCCGCCAGTTACCGGTGGAGAGGGCGTTACCCAACTGCAGCACGTTCTCGCGCGCTTCCTTGCTGGTCAGCCCGAGCTTGTTGATCGCGCCGCCGGTCCCTTCGATGTCCCGCCGCTTCGCCGCGATCTTCTCCAGGCCGGCGGCCAATCCGGCGTCATCCAGCCCGCCGGCGGCGCGCAGCCCACGCAACGCGGCTTCCTGCTTCTCAAGCCTGGCCAGCGCGGCGGTCACCGGATCGATGCTGTTGACCGTGCGTTGCATCGCTTCGATCTGCCGGTTCTGCGCCGCAACCAGGCGCTGCTTCTCGGCGGCCTCCTTGGTTTCCGCCTTCTGCAACCGGTCATAGGCCGCACCCAGGCGATCCTGATACTGCGCTTCGTCCTGCAGCGTGGTCAGGCCGGCCTTGCGCGCCCGCTCGAGCAAGCTCTCGGCGCGAATCAGATCGTCGATGTTGGCGACGTTGCCGGAGAGCGCCCGTTCCAACTGGCTGATGATGGATATCTCGCCAGCGGCGCTGTCGTATACCTTCCGGCTGGCAGCAGCCTGGCGTTCACGCGCACCGGCCGCCTTCTCGACACTGCGGGCAGCGTCCTCCTCCGCGCGCGATACGCCCTTGGTGGCCTGCTCGAGGCCCTTGCTGGCGTCGGACAGGTTGTCGATTGCCTGCTCGGCCTGATCGGCGGAGTCGACCAGCTTGTCGAGGTCCTCGGCCGCCTTTACGGCCGGGCTCGAATCGACCTTGATGCCCAGTTCGGCGAAGTTGCTCATCCCGACTCCCTCTGCTCGCGGAAGGCCTTCAGCGCAGCGTCTTCCATCACCCGGATATCCGCGAATACCGCGGGTTGCTCACCAGCGGCTACGCCGCACATCTGCATCACCACCGGCAATGCGGTGTAGTCCAGGCCTGTTGCGCCACACATGCCAGCCCGCCACTGGGTGCTCATCGCCTCGAAGACGATGAATGCCGTCCAGTTACAGGGCCAGAGTTCCATCTGCTCGTCGCTTTCGTCGAAGTCATCCGGCGACAATCCGAACTGCGCCAGCTCCTGGGCGCTGGCTGCAGGCCGATAGAGTTCTTGTGCGGCGCGCTTCAGTTTCCCAAGCGCCCTCTGTTGTAGGCGCTCTGGTAAGCCTCGAGGATGGCCTCGGGCACGCTGACCAGGGAGGACACCAGCAGCCGGACGTTGGCCTCGGTGAACGCCTCGTCGAACCCCCACCCGGCCACAACGGCTTGTACCTGCTCGACCTGGAGGTCGATCTGAGCCGTGGTGAACGCTTCCAGAGACTGCTCGCGAGTCTCCTCGACCAAGCGCTTGAACCGCTCTCCCCAACTGCTGTAGAGGTCGGCCAGCGCTTCACGATCCAGGTACTTGAAGGTGAATGGCACCTTGATGGACTCCCCGCCGAGGCGGGGAATCTCCACACTGGATTCGAAGGTAGGCGCCTGCGCGATACTGAACTTCTTCGCCATGACAGTTCCTTAGGGGGCCGGGTTGTAGCGAACCGGGCGGCCATCGAGAGCGATGGTCAGGGTCCGGGTCATGATTTCGTTGACGTTCAGGGTCGGGGTATCGCTGACCGAGACGTAGCCGTTGTAGAAAACCTCCGATCCGTTGCGCAGCGTCAGGCGGATCACCTGCAGCGCCTTACTCTGGTCCGCCGCCTCAATCACCGCCCACTGCGGCAAGTTAGGGTCGTCGGCGATCGGCATCGAGAACGACTGCGCGTTGCGGAAGGTAGGCAACTGGCGCTGGTCATCGTCCTCGAGGTACTGGTACTGGACGAATTGCTGCTCGCCGCCGGAGGTGGTCGGGTTCATCACCTGCTGGATCTGCTGCCAGGTGAGGACCTTCTTCGCCGAACCGATGCCGCCACCGGCCGGGTAGCGGATCACATCCGTGGTATCGATATTGCCCAGGGAGAAGGTGTCCTCGGTGGAAACTGCGACCTTGACGGCTCGGCCGTTCAGGCCGGTCCAGCCGGACACCAGCGACACGACGTCACCGATCAGCAGGCCGTGAGCATCTGCGGTAGCAACCGCTGGCTTGGCGTTGGAGACAGCGGTAACCGGAATAGCCGGGCCGTAGGTGGCAGCAATGGCCAGCAGCGCGCCGTTGGGGAGGCTTGCGGACATGGAGTTTTCCTCGTGTGGAAATGAAAAAACCCGCTCATGGCGGGTGCTGGTGTGCCCATGCGGGCGATCAGAAGATGTCGGCGCGATAGCCGATGGAGACTGGTTTGGTATCGGCGATGTCCCCCGATATCCAGGGTCCCGGCGCTGGTGGGCTCACCACCTGCACAGAGAAACCGGGGCGAGACAACTCGCTGTAGAGAGGGAACTGCTGACCTAACTCGGCGATAATGTCTGCGGCAACGCCGGTGCCCTGCCCGCCTGGGACCACGATGCTGATCTGGAACACACCTGTGAAGCCCCGGTGGTAGCCGCCCAAGTCGCTACTGGTAGTGCCAGCGGGCAGCGTGAAGCAGCGCAGATAGATGGCACCCGGCGTCGGTTCGAACGTCACATTCGGGTACGCGACCGGGATACCCTTGGCCTTCGCCCAGATGTCCAGGCGAGCCTCGAACAATTGCTGAATGATCTCGTGACTCATGCCTGGTTCGCCCTGACGGCGGCCTCCACAATCTGCTGGAATTCAGCGATGGTCACCCGGACCATGCCAGCCGGCGCCTGGCTGGAGTGCCCGTACTCCAGCGGTACCGCATACGGCAGGTTGTTCACCAGGTAGGCGGTATCACCGAGCTTCAGCGGCTGGACCCCAGCGGTCACTGCAGAAATTGTCTTGCTGCCAGTCGGGTCGACGTCATCAATCTCCCCCGGTGCGGCCGTGCCAATGCTGAACTGCCAGTTGGCCCGAAAGCGCCCGCCAACATACCCGCGCCCGGCCACCATCCCGTTGACGTCGAAGTTCTGGTCACGCTCCGCCTTGGTCAGCGGCTTCGCGTGCTTCACGCCTCGACGTAGCTTCCCGTTCCTGGTGAAGTTGCTCGGATTCAGGTTGATCAGGGTGTTGCGAATCGCAACGTTCTCGTCGTAGCGGTCCGCCGCAGCACTCGCTCGCTGGCGGTAGGCGACGTTCGCGGCCCACCGCTCCGGGTCACCGACTGGAGATTTCTCGATCACCTTGACCGACAGGTCCAACATGATCCGCTGGTAGATCGCATCGCCGGCAGCCAAGGCTTGGTCGCGGAACTGCGCCACCGCTGCAGCGAAGCTGCCCTGGCGCCCCGAGTAGCGTTGACGCATGCGAGAGCCACGGGCCATGCGCTACCTCCTCGTTTGCGCGACGAAGCCGATGTCCAGGCCGGCATAATTCCAGGCTTTCGCAGTCACCACCTTGAAGGCCTCGCCGTCGAACTCGATACGGTCGCCGTTCCTCGGCGCCGGCATGTCCTGCCCCCCGAGCTGCACTGGAGACATGATGATCTCGACATCACCCTGTTGGATCAGCGAACCGTCGATAGCCCGCACATCGTAGTCCTGGCGCATGCCGGAACCATCGAAGCGGCGCTCGATGGTTGGGCTTCCACCGGTCGCTGGGTCGTATTCGCCCTGCTCGAACTTGGTCAGGCGTAGCTCAAGCCCCCTACCGCCCTTACTCCGCGGTGCCAGCATACGAACGGCCATCGCCCGGGAACGGTCGTAGATATCAGCCATCAGCTCATCCTCGACACCCTGACGTTGAACATGCCGCCGCCGACTGTCAGCGCCTCCAGAAGCCGATCCACTGCAACGTAGCGCGGCTGCCCCTGGTTCACCGGTTCGGCGTAGACCGTGGTGAGGGGTCCCACCGTCTCGGATTTCACGGCGGAGGCCTGCTGTACCGTGTCCAGCGGCCCGTCGAGGGCCAGCAGGGCCAGTTCGCACGTTGCGGCCTGCAGTTTCCGGTTCGGCCAGGCCAGGCCGGTGCGTGGAAACTCCAGCGGCTGGTCCGAGTCGACCTTCGAGCCTCGGAATTGATAGCTGCGGTCGATGTAGTCGGTCGCCCTGATCAGTGCCGAGGAGCGGCTGTCATTGGAGGCCGACGCCCAGGCAGCATTGCCGCGCTGAGCGTGATACTCGGTAGCCTGGTCGACGGAGACGTAGCTGTTGGCGCTGTCACCCTCAGTCACCACCGCCATTGGCTTTCTCCTCGGTCGCCTTCAGGAGCTCGCGCAGCGAATCGGGCGTGGCGCCTTCCGGCACCTCGACACCCAGTTCAACGAGACGCGCCAGCACCTGCTCGTCGTTCAACGGCGAGGGTTCCTGGGCCGCCTTCGCCTCGGTGAGCAGTTTCGCCAACGCAGCCTTGCCTGCACGCCCATCGAACGCAACGCCGAGGGCCTTCAGGTCAGCCTTGATATCGTCGAGGGTTGGCTCGCCGTCCTGGCCGCCCGAAGCCTTCGCAGCACCGCTAGTTTGCAGTTCGATCAGGCCGTAGGCCGCCGAGTATGCCTGCGGCACCTCGCCGGCCACCGCATCGGCCTGTTCGAGGAAGTCACCCTGGCGATAGGCGAGCGGGTCCCGAATCGTCAGCCCATTGCGTTGGGCGAACTCCATCTGGTCCGAGGTCGCCGGGCCAGCTACGAACCACAGAATCTTCTTGGTCATTGTCCACCTCATGAAAGGGGGCCTGGCGGCCCCTCTGCGGTTACTTGCTCAGCACCAGAACGCCGGCGGTGTCTTTGACGCTGGTGGCGGTGCGCTCCCAGTTCGCCGCGGTGCCGATCGCGGTATCGTTCGGCGAGGCGCCGCCCGTACCGGTCTTCCAGGTGTAACCGAGCACGCCCAGGTTGTAGCTCCACTCGGCCTGGTAGACCGAACCCAGGTTCTCCTTGCCGGTAGTGCGGTTCAGAACAGCGTCGAAGTCGTTGTTGCCGGTCACCAGCACTGAGCTCTGCACCAGGCCCAGCGAACGGAACGAAGCTGGGTTGGCCTCGGGGTCGGCGCCAGCCGGCACGATCAGCGAGTCGGCGTCGGTCACCACGAACAGACGGCCGAACGGGTCGCGCATCACGTTCACGCCGTCGTAGGTGAACAGGTTCTCGGCGTTCGCAAGAGCGTTGTCGTAGAGATCGCTGACCACGCTGGAATGGAACACCCAGGCCGCGATGGCGTTGGCGCGGTCGCCGAACTTGAACGCCGCCTTGTTCAGGGTGCGGAAGGTTGCGGTCTCGGTGGCGCTGCCATGGGTCGCGTCGGTGTGACCGCTGATTGCAGCCACCGCGCCGCGGATGGCGGTGTTCAGCATATCCGCGACACGTGCTTTACCCAGTTGCTCACCGATGGTCAGGGCCGCTAACGCCGGGTTCTGCAACACCCAGTTGTACTGGGCCGCTTCATACTCGATCGGTGGCGTGCCGGCGGCGACCTTCACCGCGGCGTTGAGCAACTGCGTCAGACGAGTCGCAGCCACGTCGCCGTTGCCGTAGACGTTGCGGCGGCGCACCAGATTGGCGATCAGCTTGAAGCTGGCCTTGATGTCGAAGTCGCCCTGCGCCGGCGCGTTCTGCAGGACGATGGTGCCGGCGGATGCCTGGTTGAATTTGTCGATCGCCTGGGCGACGGTTTCGGTCAGAGCCGTGTAGGTCTGCTTGTTGAATACAGCGAGATCGAAAGCCATGTGGCCTCCTTACTTGATCGTTTCGAGGTAGGCGACCTTCTCGGCCTCGGTCTTGCAGTCGGCGAGCGACTTGGCCGTGCTGCCGGAGGGCTTGCCGCCCGGGGGCGTTCCGCCGCCGGAGTGGCCAGAGCCCTTCAGGATCTGGTCGCGGTAGGGGTACTGGTCGACGAGAATCTCCAGCGCTTCATCGAAGTCGGCGGCCTCGCCGGGACGGGCCTTGCTGTACAGCTTGTTGCCGTGGGCGTCGTAGGCCACGACATTGCCGTCCTCGATCTTCAGGTGCTTGCCGAACACGGACTGCACCATGTCGGCCGGAACAGCCAGGCGGTCTGCCACGAACTTCGAGCGGGAGAAGCTGCCGCCGATCTTCTCGGCGTAGAGCTGCTGCTCCAACTGCTCCGCGCGCGTGGTGGCCTCGGTCAGCTTGGTGTCGTAGGCCTTGCCGATTTCAGCCTTCACCTTCTCGATCTCGCCGGCATCCACCAGCTTCTTCGCGTCGAGATTGGCGACGGTTTCCAGGGCTTTGCGCGCTGCGGCCGGGTCCTCGATGCCTTCGAAGTCTTTTGCGATCTTCTCGGCCTTCTCCGCCCGCTCGCGGTGCTGCTTGGCCTCTCCGTTCAAGCGGGTGATGGTGGCTCGGGTACCTACCGCATCGAAAGCGATCTCCTTGCCGTCATCCTCCACGTAGACCGGCTTGCCATCCTGGACCTCGGCGTATTGCTTGCCATCGACTTCGACAGTCTTCAGTTTCATCTCGTCTTTCTCCGGCCATCCGGCCATTGCGATGGGCCATCCGGCCCGGAAGGCGCCCCGCTCCATCCGAAACGCAGGCATAAAAAAGCCCCGGACATTGCCGGGGCCTACACGAATTGGTGATCAGATCAGTCGGGCGCGTACAGCGACTTGAGTTGCGCCAGGCTCAGCGGGTTGCCCCGCTGGTCCAACAGGTCGCTCAAGGTGATGACGCCTCGGCGCCAGAGGTCGGCGCGGCCGGGCCCCAGCTTCTCGTCCTGGAAGGCCTTCGACTTACCCTTGAGCCATGTCTCGAAGTTCAGACTGGCCGGCACCTGGCCGTCCATCGACGCCCGGGTGCTCTTCACCTCGTCGACGTCGATACTTAGCTCACGCATCGTCTTGAGCCAAGGCAGAGTGGTACTGCGACACCCCCAGTGCCGCGGGCAACCTTGCTTGTACGGCAACGAGTGCCCCACAGGCCTGAACTGCAGATCCCATGTCTTCTGGTCGTAGACCATGCAGATTTCCGTGGTGTGCGAGTCCAAGGTGCTGAGCTGGCGATACCCTTTCACCGGTCCATTCTCGCCAGAATTGGCCTTGTAGACCTCCATCCTGGCGCCATTGGCCACCGCTTGGGCGCTGTTGTGGACCAAGGTCCGAGCCGCGCGCTTGCTGACATCCATGAAGCCCTTCACCGGCGGTTGGTCGCCCCGAGCCCGGCGGCCGACGATCTGGGTGACCATCTGCTCCGTGGTCTCGCCGTTCACGAAGCCATTGCGCACCACACCGGCGAACCGGAACGACACATCCGCAGCCTGCTTGAGCCACCACTGCTTGGTAGGCGCGCCCTCGATGAGCGTTTTCGCAACCACGGCGCTGAGTCGGTTCTTGCCGACGCCGAGCATGATTGGCCGGCTCACCAGACTGTTGACTGAGCTCGACGCGAAGCCTCCTTCGATGACCGCGAGTTGCCGCAGGTTGGCATCATGCGCCGCAGCGATCTCGGTGTACTGCGCCTTGATTGCCTTGGCCGCCTCGTCGAGGATCGCATTGACCTCCTTGACGTTCTTCAGCGGCAACCGGCGGCCCTGCAGCAGCTTCACCAACTCCTCGGCGAGTTCGGTGATCTTCTCCTCGACTTCCTTCGACATACCCGCCGTGGCCCTGATCAGGTCGATACCATGGTCGGTATACAGCTCCGCCAGCAGCACCTCCAAGCGAGTCATATCGCAGGCTCCTGGTTGCGGATCCGCTCCCGCTCCGACTCCCAGTCCAGATCCTCGGCAAGCATGCCGCGGCGCTGGGCCTCGTTAAACAGGGTCTGGTCTGACAACGAGCCGCCGTCACGCATGCGCTGCAGCACACCCATGGTCTCGGCCGGAGCATAATCCGGGTCGAGATTCGGCTGGAGCTGCACGGTGCCGCCCTCGGCGCGGTTGTTCAGTGCGAGGGAGAAGTACGACAGGAACAGCACCAGGCTGTCCTGCAGGCCCTGGCACATCATCGCCAGTTTGCTGGTCTCCTTCGCCGATTCCTCGCCAGACTGCTTCGCCGTCATGACCTGGGTGGACTTTTCCACCAGCTTCGCACCGGCCTGCCTCATCTCCTCTTGCAGTGAGTCAAGCTGTTCCCGCGCGGTCTTGATGGCGGCGCCGGTGTGCTCGACGTACTTCATGTCGGCTTCCCGAGGCAACTTCACCGCGGAGCGCGCGCCGATGGCCAGCTCGTCGCCGGAGTCGACACCAGTCATCACCAGGATCGGCACGCAGGCGACATCAACCAGACTGTCCAGGGAGGACTGGAGCCACCAGTGCTTCGCCACCAGGTGGGCGAGTTCGAGCAGCGGTGGCTTTGCTGTGAGGAACCCGGTACGCGCGGTGTAATACGGCACCAAGGGGATGAAGCCGAGCGTGTACGGGGTGTCCGACACCATCTCCCACCCGTCCTTGCCCTCCTCGAACACACGATGCCGGTGGGGCTCGATCACGCGGATCTGCTCAACGGTTTCGTCGGTGAACTCGTCCACCTCCTCCACCCGGCACGTCCGGAAGCGGAACTGGGTCAGGCTGTCGACACCAGCAACCTTGCCGGTCTTCCACCCCAGCACCTGGCCAGGCTCGATCAGCACCCCGTAGGGCCTGAAGCCGGCTTGTTGCTCGGCCTGCCGTGTGTTCGGCAGATCCTCTGGCCGTTGCGGTATCTCGACCAGGGCGAACTTCAGGCCATACTCCAGCCCGCCGCGGAACCAGTCTTGGGCGAACACTTGCAGGTCACGTCCCTCCGTATCCACGTCGGTCAGCAGGTCGGCGATCTCCTGCGGCACGTCATCGCCGATCACGACCGGCTTCGCAAACACTCGCCCCACCATGGCGCCGACCGTTTCCTCGAACGCGGGGTGCAGCGTCGCCAGCTTCAGCCGAGCTTCATAGTCCTCCCTCGTCTCGAGTTGCCGCTTGGGCAGATACGCCTCCCCCGCCTCGCGCATGGCCGAGGTGCCGCCCTTGATGCAATCGATCAGCTTCCAGTGCTCGCGCATCTCCTCGACAGCAGCGCAGCACTGGCAAACGGAATCGCTCATGGTCAGAACCTCAGGGTGGTAACAACGGCCGCAGGTCGCTCGACCGGGAATTCCTTGTGAATGAAGTAGCCCGCAGCATCGTTGGGGTGGTCGATGTCGGCGGACTTGTCCGGCTCACCGTTGGTGCCCCACACCTGCTGCTCGAGGGCATCGGCGTAGGTCGGGCAGCGGTCGGGATTGACCCGATACCGCCGCTCGCTCTTGGCGTTGCAGAACATGGCGTTCATGGAGTTGATCCGGTCCTTGACCGGCGGGTTGGCGGCCGGAGCCGATACGACGAAACCGGCCTGCTTGAGCAGCGCGATATCGGTCTCGCTGGCCCGGACGGACTTGCGAGAGTCGCCGGAGGCGTCGGGATAGATCCTGATCTGGCGGGTCGGCCGATAGTCGCCGTCGGCGTACAGCCAGAACCGATCCTTGATCTGGCGGATCATGTCCGGGGTGTCGTACCCGTTGACGATCTCGTCGACCGCGTGCGGCAGGCCCAGGCGCTTCACGTGCACCACGGCGGCCATCCTGCCGACGTTGAAGTCCATACCCACGAATATCGGCTCGCCTGGCTGAACCACCTCCTGCGAGGCGTTGAGGGTGCGGTCGTAGGCGGTGTAGATCGTGCCCGACGTCAGGTTGACGAACTGGCCGCGCAGGTACGCCGCGATCAGTTGCGGCGGGTACGACTCCATCAGCGAATCGATGTAGTCGTCCGGCAGATTCGCCTCGTTGTCGTAGGTGCTGGCCTGGACCAGTCCATACAGGTCCTGCAGGTGCGGCTTCTCGCGCAACTGCTTCACGAACTGCTGGAAGACGAACTTGAAGCCTTCCGGGGTGGTGGTGACGTCGACACGGTTGCGCAGGCCGTCCACCTTGTAGCGCATCCGCGCGATGATCTTGCGCCAGGCCTGCTGCGCCTTGACCAGCGACAGGACGTCGAGCTCGTCCACCAGGGACCGGCCGACCTTGAAGCCGACGATGGTTTGCGGCTTCTCCATGGAGCGGCAGATGATGGTGGTGCGGTAGGCGCTGCCGCTGTAGAGGTGAACCTCGTGGTTCGCCTGGTTGATCCTGGTCCGCAACCCCCAGTCGAAAGCCACCTCCTCCATCGTTGGGTAGAAGATGTCGCGGATTTGGGCGTAGGTCGGCGCGAAGTAGCCGGCGTTGATGCGCGGCCATTCCCAGGCGTGCTGGGCGAGCCCTGAGCAGCCCACCCAGGTCTTGCCGGAGCCGAACCCAGCCACGAAGCCGCAGAACTTGTGCGGCAAGGCCAGGAACTTCGCCTGAGGCACGTTAAGCGTCGGCATCGCGCACCCTCGCGTCGATGATGGTCACCGCGACGCTGGTTGGCGGCGCTTCGTCCTCAGGGTTCTCCAGCAGCTTCAGTTCGGCGCGCTTCTTCGCGACATCCAGGCGCTTGAGCTCCAGGTCGAGCGCGGCAGACTCGGTGCCGACGTGCCGGCTCAGCAGTTCCAGGTTGCGTAGCTTGTCCGGCCACTTGACCTTGCGGAGCACGCCGGCGATGCGGCGGTCGTCACCGCGGCCCTCGAACAACTCGGCGATCTCGATGCCGGACAGGAACTGGCGCCAGGCCTTGGGCCAGTCGCGGATCGACCGGAACGAACCGTCGTCCTCGAGGATGTCGAGCACGTCCATCTCGTCGATCTCGCGCAAGCGGCGGATCACATAGTCGGCTTCGACCTCGGTGCGCTTCGAGCGCTCGGCCATGGCGGCCTGGATGGCCTGGGCGACCTCCGGCCGCTGGAGCAGTTGATAGCCGATCTCCGTCGCGCGCCGGGTGCTGTAGCCGGCCCGAATCGCGGCCTGCGTCGCGTTGAGGTCTATCAGGTACTCGTCGACGAACAGGCGCTGTTTCTTGGTCAGCGCCATGGATCACCTCAACTGAGCCTCAGGATGGGCGCGATGTTGCCCTTGTTGCGGTAGACCAGCACCAGCAGCACCAGCAGGACCGCCAGCAGGTAGGGCGATATCGGCGTTGCGTGGCGCGCCATCAGCACGGCCAAGCTGATCGACAGCGCCTGCATGCCGGTCCCAGCGGCGAGGATGTACGCGCAGAGCGAGACGCCGAACCGGTACGTTGCACCGTGGCGCTGGTACGTGAAGATGCGGCAACTGATAGCGCCGCAGACGGCCGCAGCCGCCAGGGTCACCAGGTCAACCATCTTTCCGGCCTCCGATCATGCCGACGATGCGCTGCAGAACGATCTGGAGCCATGCCGGCGCGCGGCCACCAATCATCCAGTCGAGCACGCCGATCAGGATCGTGACGATCAGCGCGGCGGTGACCAGCGCGGGAAGTCCGGAGAACTGAGTCGCGCCCCGCCCGACAGCCTCGGTGGCTGCGTAGTAGCCGCCCACCCAGGACGCCAGCAGGTAACCGACACGCCTTGCGATGGTCAGGTCGTGAGCCCAGAGCACGAACAGCAGCGCGCCGGCGAAGCCGCCGATCACAGCATTGACGTCGACTCCGGGGATGATCGCGGTGGCAGTGAGCCCGACGGCGCCGGCTGCTGCTACCGCACCACTTGGCTCGGCCATACCTATTACTCCTGAGGTGAATCAGCCTAGACGCGAACCTAAGCGCTAGAATGCCTACTCCAGCGGACAACGACAGGAGTGGATATGAACAACGAAGTCGCGAACAGCCAGTCGATAATCCTCAACGCGCTGATCGCCGCGCTGCGGAACTCAGGCAACTTGGATGTTGAGACCTTCAAAAAGAAGATCCAAGAGCAAACCGCCCCGGGGACAAATAGTGGCTTCCACCAAGGCACGATCGACGTGGCCATACACATTGCAGAGGGTGGAAAGTAAAACGTGCTGCTGGTAGCACTGCGTTCCCGGGGCGAAACGAAAAAACCCGGCGCTAAGGCCGGGTTTTCGGGGGAATCTGTTGATTGGGTGCAACTGTGCACAATGGCAAAACGATACCCAAATGCTCGCCAAATCGTCAAGCGACCCGTTTCAGGCGCTCCCGCTGGGCCCAGTAGGCCGCCACGCGGTCATGGTAGCGCTGATGGACACTGGGGTACTCCAAGATATCCTCGCCCCACTCCTCCCGGTATGCCTCCCCGTACCGCTTCATCCTCGCCGCCCACCGCGCCAGCTCCTGGTCCGACATCCCGCGCAGACGTTCCGCCAGGCGCTGCTGGTGATGCTCCCGGCGCTCGGCGTAGGCCTCTGCGCGCTGCACCGCCACCGTATCGCGGTCAACCTGATGCCAGCGCCAGCCCGGCCCCTTCCGCAGGCCGCTCTGCTTCGCCACCACCTC